CAACGGGTTTGCGGTTGCGGTGACTTGGAACAAGATGGGAACCATCGCCAAGATGGAGCATATCCCCTTTGAAAAGATTCGTGTTGACAAGGACGAGCGGATGTTCCAAGTCGCTGATTGGTACGACGATGCAATGGTCCAACTCTACCCCAAAATCGGGGATGTCGAAAAGATTCCCGCCTTTGATGCTGACAATCGAATCGGCAAGCAGTTGTTCTATTACAGGGTCTATGCCGCTGGCGTGAAGTCCTATCCGCTCCCCGAATACATGGGAGGCTTGGCTTGGATTGAAGCGGATGTCCAAGTGGCCAACTTCCACAACAACAACCTCCGCAACAACTTTTGGGGTGGGTATTTAATCAACTTCAACAACGGCATCCCGACACCCGAAGAGCAAGGCGACATTGAGCGGCAGATTAAACGCAAGTTCAGCGGGACGGACAATGCAGGTCGCTTTGTTGTGACTTTCAACGACGATGTGAGCAAGGCTCCCACCTTGGAACCGCTCACACCGAGCGACATGGACAAGCAGTTTGAGATTTTGAACAAGGCCATCCAGTCGGAAATCTTCATCAGTCACAGGGTCGTGAACCCGATGCTATTTGGCGTGAAGACCGAGGGTCAACTTGGTGGACGGCAGGAACTCGTGGAGGCGTACGAACTATTCAAGGCGACCTATGTGAACGACCGAGTTCGCAAGGTGGAGCGGATGATTAACTACTTGGGCTCGTTCAATGGAGTGGAGGGCATGGAACTGATTCCTGTGGAACCCATCACCGAGCGACTATCCGAGCAAGCCCTGCTGACTATCATGACCCCGGAGGAACTCCGTGAAAAAGCCGGCTTGCCGGTATTGGAAAAGCAACCCGCCGATGTGGTCGGACCCAATCCCCAACCCGACGAGGTTCCGCAAACACCTGCACAACTAAGCAACGACAACATCAAGAAATTATCGGGCAGGGAGTACCAAAACCTCATGCGAATCGTCCGTCACTATGCCCAAGAAAAAATCACCTTGGAGATGGCCCGCACGATGCTATCCGCTGGTTTCGGGTTGACGGCCGAAGAAGTGAACACCCTGCTCGGCGTGCAGGAGCAAGCCTTCAGCGAGCCTATGTGGGGCGAAGAAGACGACGAGGACTACGGATGGGGGGACGAGGAATTTAAGGTCTTGGAGGTGGTCGCAAGCAAGTTTGGAAGCAGTTCCGACGAGTATGTGGTCATGCACTCCAAGCCAATGCGGTTTGACACCGACTTAGACGACCAAGTGCGTCAAGCCTTCGCTGAACTTGGGGAGGAAGAAAAAGAACTCGACGAGAAAATCGAAAAGTACCGCAAGAAGAATCGGGATGCCTCCGTGGAAGAAATGGCCAAGGAGTTCGGGGTCAGCAAGGCAAAGGTCGCCAAGCGGGTGGCATACTTGATTAACAAGGACCGTTACCCCATTGCCCGTACCGTGGACCAAATCTCCAAGGAAGGTGCAAAGCCAACGGATGAACCCGTGCTGGAGGTCCGCTACAAATACGCATGGGCGGCGGGTTTCAGCAACAAGGACAAGAGGACCAGCCGTGAGTTCTGCAAGGTCATGTTGGACCTCGCTGACCAAGGGAAGGTGTACACCCGTGACGACATTGATGGTATTTCCAACATCATGGGCTACTCCGTATGGAATCGCAGAGGCGGTTGGTATCACACTGCCAGCGGAGTGAACCGCCCCCAATGCAGACACATTTGGGAGCAGCAACTCGTCATCCGCAAAGGCAATAAAATCACGAAAGCATGAAGGCACTCTTTATCAGCGAACAAACCCTGCTGGACAACTCCGTAATCAACGAGAATGTATCGTTCACGCAGATACGGCCAACCATCGTGAAGGTGCAAGAGATGCGGATTCAGCCTATCGTTGGATCGGCCCTGTACTCGGAAATGGTGGGGCAGGTGGTCAGCGGCACAACGACTGCACTCAACACGACGCTATTGGAGGACTACATCCAACCCGCCATGGTGCAATGGCTCTATTACGAGTTGCCAATGGTCTTGGCGTTTAAGTACATGAACAAGGGAATGGTCCGCAGAACCAGCGAGGAATCTTCGCAGATGTCCATGGACGAAATCACCCGCCTCACCGACAAAGTGAAGAACGATGCCGAGTGGTACTCGGAGCGAATCACCCGCTACCTCATGGAGCAGAAGGCGAACTATCCGCTCTTTAACTCCCCGCCATCGGCATTGGACACCATCTACCCCAACGGCACGAACTACAACACGGGGATGGCCTTGGACGCAAGAACCCTGCGCCGTGGTGCTGGCTTGGACCGCCCTTGGCCCTATGACCCCTACTGCTCCAACTGCTGAAATCAATGGGCGCACATTCTAAAAACATTTTGAAACTACAAGCCTATGTCTTGGATACGAATAAAGCAAGCACTCCTTGCGCTTGCAAATGCCCATCCGCAAGTAAACTCCTTCGGGACGGGGGACCCACTTGCCATCGGGACCGACAACACCATCAACCTGCGAACCCCAAGCCGTGAGCGAATCGTCTATCCTTTGGTATTTGCGGATGTTCAGTCAGCGAGTACGGATGCTGGGACTTTGGCTCTTGTGGTCGGTGTCTATTTTTCTGACCGAGTGGAATCCATTGCCACGATGGGTGGCGTGGTTTCGGGAAGCCCGACGCTCGGTTGGCAAGACAACGAAGACGAGGTTTTGAGCGACCAACTACAAATCGCACAGGACTTCATATCCTCGCTCACAAACGACCCGACGCAAGAGTGGACGCTAAGTACCAGCGTGTCGCTTACACGCTTTGTAGAGAGCCGAGATGACCGCACGGCGGGGTGGGTGGCAACCTTGTCGTTCCAACTGCCGTATAGCCACAGCATTTGTGAAATTCCGACCTAACCTACATTTACCCTAAATACGCAAGCAATGCCAACTCCAATCTTACAACAAATGCTCGGACAGGGCGGCACGATGGAATTCGTGGACGCTGCCGTTACGGGCAAAAATTACGACTTCATTGTGGTCAATGTGGCCGCAACCTTTACGACCTTGACGGGTACGGGCAGCGAGGATTTGCGCTCCGCCTACAACCTTGCGAGCAAGTCCGTGTCCGCTGGGATAGTTATTTCGGGTCGCAACGGCGGCAAGATTACGGCGGTAACGCCATCGGCAGGTTCAGTCATCGGTTACACCTTCCTCTAACCATGCTGATAGGCTACGGCTACGGCTATCCGACCAATATGCTGCAAGGTGGCCTTGCGGCTGCGGCATGGGCTGCCTTCAACGCCCGTGCTACGACCGACGGGGCAGCAGCGGCAGAGGATGCCGTCAACGGTTGCCTGCAAGCCCGATTTGCCGTAATATTCAATTTTTAATATGCCCACGCCTTCACTACTCATAGTCCCCGCCCGATTCAAGACGGGGCGGTTGTATTCGCAAATTCCAACCAACACGGACAACCGAGGCGACTTCACCGTTACCCGCAATACGGCGGCACGGCGGTTTGATTCTGCGGGCCTGATTGAATCCGTAGCCAGCGGCATCCCCCGCTTGGACTACTACACAAGCGGCGGCGTGACGGGTTGTCCTGCGTTACTCGTAGAGCCTGCGGGGACGAACTTGGCCCCCAACGCCAACTTGATGAATGTCTTTGACACTCCAACGGTGTCGGGCGGGGTTACATTCACGACGGGCAGCACGGACTTTCTTGCACCCGATGGAACGAGCGCAAGCATCAACAAATATGTCGGTGGTGCAGCAAGTGGAGTAACGCAATCGACTAGGTATAGCACGGCCGCAATAACGGCAACGGCAGCGGGCGTTTATACATTTAGCGTTTTTGTTAGGCGTGGCGCAACCAATCCTCTTGATTTTTGTGCAATTACACCCATTGGTTTTACAGGCATAAGTCCCAGTCCTGGTCGCTCGTTTTTCAATCTTGCAAGTGGGACTGCAATAACATCGGGCACAAGGATTGAGAACTACGGGAATGGGTGGTATCGGTTGATTTCTCAACCTCTTACATTGGCTGTTGGCGACCTTATTGGTGGAATGGTTTTTGAATTAGCAAGTACAAGCGGAAGTGTGTCCTTTGCTACATCAGGCGCACTCAACCTCACCGCCTACACTTGGGGAGCGCAGTTTGAGGCGGGCTCCGTGGCGACTTCTTATATCCCCACCACCACAGGAACGGGTAGCCGAAGCGCAGATGTCATCTCGGTCAGCGGAGCCGTCAGCGGATCCATCGGGCAGACGGAGGGGACGATTTATATTGAGGGGGTTATTACCAATTATGCAGATGCGGCAGCCTCGTTTATTACCATTAGTGATAACACAATAAATAACAGGCTGGAAATAAGGAAAGGTTCTCCAGGGTCAATAATATTTGAGCGAGAGAGCGCAACTCAAAGTGCATCTACTTCAATAAATGCGACAGGACAAGTTAACGGAATTTTTAAGATGGCGGTCGCATATAAATCAGGCGATACCGCTTTCTTCATAAATGGCATTCAAGTCGCAACAACTAATGCTGCTACTTTTACCATGAACACCCTTACACATATTTATTTAGGTAGCAATGCATCTGGTACGGCAAGAAGGCTCAACGACCGCATCCGTGCCGCCGCCCTCTACACCACCCGCCTCACCAACGCCGAACTCGCAGCCCTCACCGCCTAACGATGGCCACCTTCCGCAAGTTCGCATTCCCCGACGGGGCTACCGCTGACAAGGTTTTGGGGGAATCCCTGCAACCGCTGGACTTCGCCGTGCAGGTCGGGGAGATAGACAAGGCCGTCTGCGTGGACATACTATTCCACGACACCTGCCCCGAACCCTTGGCCGCATTCGTGGTTTGGCCCGCCCCGTGCGGAGTGCATTCGTTCAGCGGGTGGGAGGAACAATACGCCGCAGATTTCCAAGAATTTGCAACACCTTCCAAATAAAAACATTTCCCCTTATGCGCCTATTTCGCCGTAACGCCAACCCCGACCAACCAAAACTTCCACTTATGAAATCAGCCGTCATCGCTCTGCTTCGTCACTTGCTAACCTTCATCGGCGGTACGCTCGTCGCCAAAGGTATCCTTGACACCGCAACCCTCACCGAAATCATCGGCTCGGTATTGACCCTATTGTCAGTAGGTTGGATGGCTTTGGATAAATCAAAGGGAGAACCGAGCAAGTAGCCAACAGGTGAACCTAATCGAAACCACTATCATCGGCACCATCAGCGCAATCGTTGGCGGTGCAGTCGCTTGGCTCACACGGGGACGCTTCCAAGCGGATTCCCTACAAGTCAAGCAAGCCCAAGCGGTGCTGGCTATGTGGCAGGAAACCGCTGAGGCTCAAAAGAAAGAGTTGACCGAATTACGCAACGAGATTGTAAGTTTGCGAGAGCGGATAGAGTTACTGGAGAACACCATCCAGCAACTTGAAGCCGAGAACGCAACACTTAAATCCCAGCGATGATTCTGCCAACCACTAAGCACTCCCGAAACATCCACGACATCACCTGCCAAAGCGGGCAGGAGTTTCTTTTAATGAGCGACCTGCACTGGGACAACCCCCATTGCGATAGGGGGCTGCTGACCAACCACCTCAAAGAAGCCCAACGGCGCAACGCAGGAGTCATCGTTAATGGTGACTTTTTTTGTTTGATGCAAGGCAAGGGCGACCCACGACGGAGCAAGGAGGACATCCGTGAAGAACACAACAACGCCCGCTACTTGGATAGTATCGTCAACACCGCCGTGGAATGGTTTGCACCCTACGCCAAGAACCTGCTGCTGGTTGGCTACGGGAACCACGAAACCTCCATTATCCACCACCAAGAAACCGACATCTTGCAACGCTTCGCAAGCACGCTCAATTACGCCACAGGGTCAGCAGTTGAGGTCGGTGGCTACGGAGGAACCATTGACATCCGAGTGCTGCACGATACAATCCGTGGAGTCAACTTCGTGGTGCATTATTTTCATGGGGCAGGTGGGGGAGGCCCCGTCAGCCGTGGAGTAATTCATGACCAACGCCTCCTCGCATCCACCGAAGGCTACGACCTCACATGGATGGGCCATGTCCATGAGTTATACTACCACCAAAACATGATTCACCGCTATGACCGCTCCACGAAGACGCTCCTTCAGAAACCTATTCACCAACTTAG